ACCTGCTCAAGGCGCAGCACTTTCTTGAGAAATACATCGAGATCGCTCGCCACACTGAGCAGTCCGACGGTGCTGAACCGACCTCCGGCTACACTAATCAAGACAGATGAGCACCTGGGTGTTTGATACCGAAACTTACCGCAACCGCACGTTGTTCTGCGCCAAGAACGTAGACACCGGCGAGTGGTTTGACCTATGGCGTCACGAGCCGGAGGCTCCTGAGCGGCTGAAGAAGCTGCTCACCTCCGGGGGCACTTTCGTAGGGTTCAACTCGCGGGAGTTTGACAATATCATCGTGGCGGCGTTCTGCAACACCCGCACGGAGGCCGAAATCAAACGCATCGCGGATGATATCATCGGTAACCGCCTAGCGCCCTGGGCCGCGATGCGTAAGTACATGCTGCCCGAGTTGCGTTTTGATTCGATCGACCTGATCGAGGTGGCTCCTTCGTTTGTGGGGTTAAAAGCCTACGGCGCTCGCATGCACATGCCTCGCCTTCAAGACCTACCCATTCATCATGCCGAACTCATACGCCCCGAGCAGGAAGCCACACTGCTCGAGTACTGCCACAACGACGTTGAGACCACGGCCGAACTACTGCGGCAGCTTGAAAAAGAGGTCCTGCTACGGGTGGAGATGAGCCGGCGTTACGGCGTCGACATGCGCAGCAAGTCTGATTCTCAGATGGCCGAGCAGGCGTACATCACCAGCATGCGCCTTCAGCGACGGGAGAACGAAATCCCCCGTACGGTGCGTTATACGCCGCCGAGCTTTTTGCGGTTTCAGGACGCGCAGTTGCAGGGGCTGCTTGACCGGGTGGCTGAGCACACGTTCATCATGAACCAGAACACCGGGCATGTGGTGCTACCGGACTTCCTGGGCGAGCGCACTATACCGTTCGGCACCGGCGAGTATCAGCTCGGCGTGGGGGGTATACATAGTGTTCACGACCGAAAAGTGTGTTACGTCGCTGGGGCCGACGTCATCTGTGACATTGACGCTGCTAGCTTCTACCCCAGCATCATCCTTGAGTGCGGTTTTGTGCCTGCCGGACTGGGTGAGGACTTCGTCCGCGAGTATCGTAAAATTTACGAACGGCGGTTGGAGGCCAAACGTTCTGGTGATAAGACCACGGATGCTACGCTCAAGATTTCTTTGAACGGCACATTTGGCAAGCTCGCCAGCCGTTACTCGGTGCTGTACTCGCCGGACTTGATGCTCGCTGTGACGCTGACTGGGCAGTTCACCCTGCTCATGTTGATTGAGTGGCTTGAGCTGGCTGGGGCGACCACGCTTTCCGCCAACACCGACGGTATCGCGATTCGGTATCCGGCCGCGCTCGAGGACACTATTCAAAAGGTGGTGCGTCGGTACGGTGAAATTTCTAAGTTTGCTTTTGAGTTTACACCCTACCGCGTGCTGGCGATGAAAGATGTTAACAACTACATCGCCGTCAAACCGGACCGATCGCTAAAGGTTAAAGGTATTTACGCACCGTTGTCGCTCAAGAAAAACCCCACTGCGCAGGTCTGCTCAGACGCTGTGGGGCAATGGTTAGCGCGAGGCACGCCGCTGCTCGACACGATACACGCCGCGCCGTTCAGAGACTTCATCTCAGCGCGTAACGTCACGGGCGGCGGTGCTCAGGCCGGTCAGTACTTGGGTCGCGTGGTGCGGTGGTATCAATCTAACGACCCCGCGCTGGAGCCGATACGTTATATCAAGAACAATAACAAGGTGCCTAAGACCGACGGTGCTCGAGCCTGCATGACCGTTGAGGACTTCATCAAACACCCGGCTGATCTCGACCACACTTGGTATCAAAAAGAGGCGATCAAGATCGCCGTGGCGGTGGGTTGTGAGAACTACCTCAGCTCGGAAGAGCTCGCGCTCATCGCCCCACCACCCAAACAACCTAGGAAACGTAAAAATGACAACACCTCTACAATCATCCGGTAACACCCGCACCGTATTTGTCGTGCAGGTTGACAACAGCAAAGACCTCAGCGATGCGCGTCGGTTCGGTCAGCTGCGGGCAGTCTTCAGCCGCCCCCGCAAACCGTATAACACCCGCATGATGATCGCTAAAGCGCGACGAGTGTTGAGTGAGTGGGAGCCGGGAGACTACCTGCTCATGGTGGGGGATCCGTCGCTGTGCGCCATATGCGCCGCGCTGGTCACCGAGCAGGACTATAAGTTGAACCTCTTGAGCTGGGACCGCGAGCTGTTCCAGTACATCACACACCAGTGGGACTTCGGCCAGAACGCCGAAGACTACGACGATTTCGCAACGGCGGACGACTAACCGCCTCTACTCAGAAAGGAGAAACAAAATGTCAAAAGAGAAGCAACCCACCCCCAGCAGCTGGCAGGACACGCTGCGCCGGGGTAAGCAGGCCGTTCCCCCGCGTATCGTCATCTACGGCGGCCACGGGATAGGCAAGTCGACGCTCGCCAGCCAGTTTCCGGCCCCGATCTTCATCAGTACGGAAGACGGCTTGGACTCGCTCGACGTGACGAGCTTTCCCCGAGCGACGCAGATCAACGACGTGGTGGAGAGTATTAAGACGCTCATCAAAGAGGAGCATCAGTTCAAGACCGTAGTGATTGACTCGGTTGACTGGCTGATTGAGCCGCTGATTGTGAGCAATGTGGAGTCTTCCCACGAGGCCAAAGACCTCGCCTACGGCAAGGGGCAGATGTTGGTCGCGGAGGAGTTTCGCGAGATCTTGCAGGGGCTCGACGTGCTGCGAATCAAACGCGGTATGAACGTGGTCTTGATCGCACATGCGGCGGTGGTGAAGTTCGAAGACCCCCGCACCGAGCCATACGATCGCTATCAGCCTAAGCTGCCGAATCGCTGCAACGCGCTGCTGCAGGAGTGGGCCGATGTGATTGCGTTTGCGGCGTTCAAAGTGATCATCCGCAAGTCTGACACCGGGTTCAACAATCAAAAGACCCGAGGCGTGACCACCGGCGAGCGACTGCTGCACTTTATTGAGAACCCCGCGTACGCTGCAAAGAACCGTTACGGTTGCCCCGACGAGATTGAGATGAAGATTGAAAATCTCGAAAAACTCATCCCCATTGCCGCTTAATTAAAGGAGCCCCTTATCATGGCAAAGTTTGGATTTGACACCGCCGAAGTTGATGTTTCCGCCCCCGCCGAGTACGACCCCATTCCTGAGGGTGAGTACATTCTGAAGGCGCTCGACGCTGAGGAGAAGTCCACCAGCCGAGGCGACGGCAGCTACATCAAAGCAAAGTTTGAAGTCGTCAAAGGTGAGCACGCCGGCCGCCTGTTGTGGCAAAATTTCAACATCAACAACCCCAGCGAGAAAGCGCAGCGTATCGGCCGGCAGCAGCTCGTCGCCTGGGCCACGGCGTGCGGCAGGCCCGAAGCCGACGACACCGACAAGCTGCTTGAAAAACCGTTCCGCGCAGCGGTTGGTGTCGAGCCCGCCAGCAACGGCTACAAGGCGAGCAACAAAATCAAAGCGTTCCTGTTTGATGATGCTCCCGCAGCGGCAGCCCCAAAAGCCGCCCCCGCCCCTAAGCCCGCGCCCAAGGCCGCCTCAAAGCCCGCCGCCGCGTCTTCTAACCCCTGGGACTGATCGCCATGGTAGCCATTCCGCCCAAACCCGAGCAGCAGATAATTAACCGTGTCTACGCTGCCATTCAGAAAGAGAAAGCAGATTCTGAACTGTACTTAGGGCGGCTTGGCTCGTCTGGGATAGGTGAGGAGTGCGTCCGTCAGGTGTGGCTCAACTGGCGAGGTTTCGCCCGTGAGCAGTTTGACGGACGTCTGTATCGCCTTTTTGAGACGGGGCACCTTCAGGAGGCGCGAATCGTAGATGATCTGCGCCGTGCGGGGTTCGCGGTCTGGGACAAACAACCCGACGGACGTCAGTACGAGTTCGGCGACTCGACCGGGCACTTTATTACAAAAGTGGACGGCGTGGTCAGGGATGTTCCGGAGAGCGACAAACCGCACCTGCTGGAGGTGAAGACGCACAACAAAAACAGCTTCAGTTCGCTGCTGAAGAAAGGTGTAGCCGACTCAAAGCCTTCTCACTACGCTCAGGTGCAGATCAGTATGGCGCTCGGGGGATTCTCTCGGGCGCTGTATGTGGCGGTCTGCAAAGACGACGAGCAGTTCTACGTCGAGCGTATACGGGAGGACGCAGCCGAGCAAGACCGACTGCGAGCGCGAATCATCAAACTCACGGAGGCCCGGCTGCGTCCTGCCGGAATCAGTGATGATGGCTCAAGTTTCGGTTGCAGGTTCTGCAGCATGAAGGCGGTCTGCACCCGCGAAGTTGAACCCCTGCGTCACTGCCGCACCTGCCGCATGTGTACCCCAGGACCAGAAGGCAAGTGGGTATGCGAACTCAACAACCACACCCTGACCCTCGACGAGCAGCGGGCCGGGTGTGAACACTACGAGGCCTTATGATCACTATCGGTATTGACCCCGGCTTGAGTGGGGCGGTGGGGGTGCTCAGAGACGGACGATTCGTCGCCGTAGAGGACATGCCTACCGTTGCTAAGGGTTCGGGTAGCGTTAAGAGCGAAGTTGACGCGGCGGGACTTCTCGCTATCCTGAGGCACCACGTCGCACCGGATGAAGACGTAGCTGTGGTTCTTGAGCGCGTAAACGCTATGCCCGGTCAGGGGGTGAGTTCGGTTTTTAGCCTGGGGGACTCTTTCGGTGTGGCTCGAGCAGCGGTTGCGGCCGCTCGGTTGAGCCTTACTTATACGTCACCTGTGACTTGGAAGAGGCACTTCGGGCTGAGCTCTGACAAAGAGCAGTGCCGGGCGTTTGCAATCAGGCTCTACCCTGATGCGCCGCTCAACTTGAAGAAGTATGCCGATCGGGCCGAGGCGCTCCTCATGGCGCAGTGGCTTTATGAGAAGCATTTCAAGTAGAAAGAAAAACCCCCGAACCTAAACAGTTCGGGGGAAGGTCACCCCCATGGACAAAGGGGCGACGAGGAGTCCCCGCACACTCAGGGACTGGTAAAGCCGGAGTATATTGACGGTGCGGGGAGTTGCCGCCCGGCGGCCAGCGCACCATACCCTTTGGCTTGAGAAACTGCGCGTTCTTTCATCTTATCGTAAGCTAGCAGCGCCAGTGGTGAAGCAACCGCTAGCAGCGTTGAAGGTACGCGGGTTACTGGAAACGGAAACAACGAAAGCGCTGAGCTCCCGGCTCCAACGCTCGCGAGGATACCACCCGGAACGTCACCTTCTGAGAATCGGCTGTACGCCTGCTGCCCGAGATCGGCCATTCCTAGGCCTGCTAGCGCACCAGCTGCTCCGGGAAACGCTCTGTACCCAATATTTACTCCGCGTGAGACCGCCTGAGCACCGCGTGACAACGGTGAAGGCTGGCGGGGCTGAGGTGGTTCTGGAGGCGGTGGGGGCGTTGTGCCTTGGGTGGGAGGTACGTCGGCATAGACCTGACTCGAAGGTAGTAACACTCCCGAAGGTGTTGAAGTAAGGCCGGGTGCTTTAGCGAGCAGGGACTTCGCATCACCCGTTACAATCCCTTGACGCTTGAGCTGCTCGATGACTTTGGCCTGCTCGTTAGCGGCGGCAGCCTGTTGAGAGGTGCCTACGTTGTAGGTCTGTTGCCTCGCACGACCCGTAGCCCCTGCGTCCGTGGTGCCTTGCAGCTGCCGAGTGTGCATCGGGTCCGTAGGTATCGGGGCTGGGGGAGTGGCCGCCGGCTGAACCGCCGGGGCAACGGGTTTGGCCGAGCTCCGTAGCAGGTCGGTTGCGGCTTGTGCTACCCGTTCTCTACCTCTTTCGGTAAACCGGCTCGCCTGTGAACCTAAAGCAGCCCCCGCAGCGTCAATCGCAACGCGACTAGCGGTGGGGTATTCTTCATAGATTTTTCCAGGGAGTGCTTTGATCTCTTCAGTCAGCTTATCCCGCCGCTGTTGATCGGTGAGCTGGCCGTTAGTTTCCTCTGCGCTCGGACTTGAAGGTGCGGCTGCTGGTGGCTTTCCCCATGTGCCGCTCTCAAACTGTGCTACGGCGTCGGCTATTTTTTCGGCTGAGTCTTTAGGGAAAGGAGCGTTAGTACTTTCAAGACCTAACGACCCGGCGAGCCAAATTTTGTAGTTGTCTTGGGCTTCCTGCGGGTTCTCGTTACCGCGTGGGGCATAACGTTCGATGAACTTATCGGGGCTGTTCAAACCACGCTTGAGCTTGATTTCAATATCATTGATGAGTGCCCGGCGTCCGTAGTCTTTGTTTTCAAAGATAGCGAACCCGTTCTCATCAACGCCTATCTGGCCGTCATATTTTACCCCCGCCGGTGGGCGCAAATTACCCGGATTATTGTTGTACTCAGCCAACGTACTCATCGGTGAGGCTCCTTACTTTTTCTTCTGAACATACGAGCCGTTGGGCTGCAGAACCCAGACGCTACCGTCAGGCATAGTGCGTTCGGCGGGTCTGGAGCCGGCAGCCGGACGACCGCCCGCTGGTGCGCCGCTGGCGGCAGGCTGAAAGTTTATGATCGAATCGCGAACGGTCTGAATACCGTCATCATATTCTTTGACCGCCGTTTTGTACTCTTCGCTGTCTTTGAAATCTCGAACGCTAACGCCGCGTTTTTGCGCAGCGCGGAAGATCTCAGCTGCCTTACGGTCAAACTCAGAGCGCAACTTGACCATTTGCGCCTTGGCGACTATACCTTCCGGAGTGTCTTTTATTGACCCGCCCAACTGACGAATCGTCTCAGCCTCCATGTTTGAGACGTTACCTTGCCCTTTGTAGAACAACTGGCGGAAGTTCAGCTCCAGCGTGGTTGATGCGGCGGAGGCAATTTCAGCAGCGCGTATCTCAGCCGGCGTGCGGGTTGCGGTCCTGATAGCCTGCTCAATCGACGGAACACCGATGTTGTATGAACCCACGCGCAGCGTGTTTTCACCCAGCTGCCCCAACGCACCGAGGAATCCGGATTGGGCGAGGATACCGAACGTGCGTTTAGTGTTAGGGTTGCTAGCCAGCTGAATGAGCGTATCAGCGCTGCGTATCAACTCGGGCGCAACTTTAGCGTCCGCGAAAATTCCTTCTTCAAGTTTCACGTCGCCTTTAGCGCGTTCTCTAGACCGCTCGCTAGCGGCCTCTTGTTCTTCCAGAGTCTGCCGCCCTTTGAGTATGTCTTTGATCTTCTGCGCTTGTGCTTCGCCGGTCAAATTACCCACTTGAGCAACAATTTTCTTGTACTCAGAAGGCGTCATCGGGAACCGGCCTTCTATGCCTGGAAAGCTGTAAGGTTTCTGCTCTTCCGCACCCGTGAACACCACTTCTCTTGTGCGAGCGTCGACGAGGTTACCACCCACTACCATGAGGTTTTTGCGCTCATCTTCGCGCAAATTTAGAACATACTTCGCCAGCGCCTGAACCCGTGGGTTATTACTTATAGCCATCGCACTCAGCTGAGGGCCAGTGAGTTGATCAAGCGTGGAGCCTTCCTGAAGGCCTCGTACGGGAGCAGCCGTCGTCTGAGCCTCAGCGGGTCCGGGCGCTAACGGCGCACCCGCAACCGACTCGGCCGCAGGGGCTCCTTCAGCCGGGGCTGCGGGGGGTGTCGCGCCTTCAGCCGCCGGGGTGGCCGTTGGGGCAGCCGTTGGGGTGGCTACGGATGATTTAAACAGCTTGCGCAGCATTTGCTCATCGCGGGAGGCCTGCTGAGCGCCGAGCTTAGACGCCGCGAGGTCGCGACGCATAGCAATGTTTTCCAGCATGCGCTTTTCTTCGGCCTGCTGCGCGGGGGCGACCTGAGCGGCCACATTGCCGAGTGCCTCGCCAAACTTACCCGTCTTAGTAGGGGCGAGGAACCCTTGTGCCATCGCGAGCAGCACCGGGTCAAACAACTGCTGCCGGTTAGTTAGGGCTGTCTCAAGCTCTTCTTGAATGCGTAAAAAATCTTCAAGACTTTTCTTTTCACCCGGCGTCTCGGTGTAGTAAGAAACGGGCAAAGCGCCTTTGGAAGTAGTCATAATTTATGTCCCAAGATCACCCATCAGACCAGTTTCTGTACCCCCTCCACTGAGAGAGCCTAGAGATCCCCAACCGCTGTTACCTATACCGCTAAAAATGTTCTCAACACCACTAATGATTTTGTTACCGATACCTTGACCACCTGACGGAAACGCCGCTCCGACCAAGGTTCCAAGTCCGGCGATCTGCTGCAACGGTGAGGGGGCGAAAGTTGTTGGAATCGTTTCAGCGGTTTCAGTCGAGCTGGTGGGGTAGGTGTAACCGCGCATGATTTCAGCCACGTTCAAGGCTCGCTTGAGCGGTGCTTCTAATTGAGACTGATCATAAGCCAACTTAGCAGCTCCGACGTCACTCAGCGTCTTAAGTCCTGAAGTTGCGGCCGCCTGCTCCTGAGAACCTAAACCTGAGAGAGCACTCGTTGCGGTGGCTTGTTGCCCCTGCTCTTTGAGCGCAGCATCAAGCGCGGTCTGAAAACCTTTCGACCGAGCAGCGGTCTGCTGGGCTTGAAGGTTAGCTGCAATTTCAGCCAGTGCCTGACCACTAATCGTACCTGTGCGGGAGCTACCTAGCGCTCCACCCATACCGCTCACTCCCAACGCTTTGAGGGCGGGCAGCACGTTGCGCTGCACGTTGATGTCAGACTGCTTCTGCATTTCGTCTATGACTTGTTTCTGATAAGGGTCATAGAACTTTGAAATGTCCGTACCGCCGACCTCCATAGCCGACTTGCCTGACGTTAGTGCCTGATCTAAAACGTCTTGATAACGTGTCAGATCTGAAAGACCCGGCAGGCTTGCGCCAGCCTTCGGAGTCATGAGAGTTTTATAAAAATCGGGAAGGTCTGCGATCAGCTCTTTACCGGTAAACGCCTTGACCGTCGGGGCGGTGCCTGGCGTTGTGTCAGTGGCCGGGGTACCGGGGGTTACGGTACCTAACGCGCCCATTCCCGCTTGAGACAGCGAAGTGAGGTAGTTGGTGAGATACTCCGGCGCTTTTGCGACCGAGGTCTTAGTTAGTTCAACGGGGTCTGGAGCAGAACCTTCAAATAATCCGGCCATATTATTTGCCTTTCTTCAGGTAATCAAGCGGGCTTTTGTGCGCCGGCGGAGGCAGGTCTTTCGGGTGCTTCGAGCGAGCACGACCTCTGATCTCATGCATCATCTCGTAGAGCTTTTCGGTTCCGGCCTTGGTTGAGCCGTTTCCGAGGGCGCTGACCACATCCGCCGGAAAGACGAACTCCCCATCAGCGAGCCACGCCGGAATATCATCCGACTGCCCGTCACCGGGGCCAGCCACATGCTTACCGTCGCGGAAGTCTTCACGAGCGTGCCCACCTTTGGCGTACATCATTTGAATGTTCAACGGGGATACTTTTCCGCCTGATTTGAACACCGGAACGTAATCCGATTCATTATAGCTTGAAGATTCTTGATCGGGCAAGCCCAGAACTTCATCAATCGAGGGCTCTTGGCCATAGGCGTAATAGGGCATAGCACCGCGCTCCGTTAAAACATTAGCTAGTTCGGGTTGTATTTGACTAAGTGTTTGCTGTTGGTCGGCTTGTTGCTGCAGCGCCTGAAATTCGGCAAGCGGGTCAACATAACCTCCGCGCTCTTTAGACTTCAGAAACTGCGGGCCTAACCAGTCAACCGCAGCCGCCGCACCTGCCATCGCGGGCATCATCATGGCGGAACCGCTGCCGGATTGGGATACCTTGGGTTTGGTTTCTTTCGGGGTTTCGGGTTTGACTTCTGGTTTAACAGACTCAAGAGGCGCGACAATATCGACTTTGGGAGGGTCGCCAACGTCAAGATCATCAAAAACAGTTTCTTGACCGTCACGGTCCCTAAAAGTACACCTGACCTCCCCATCAGGTTTCCACTCTACAGTCACTTTGGTGTTTGTGGTTGTATCTGTAACCACCTGTGTCGTAACGTTTGTGGTGGTGTCAACCGTAACATCTGTTGAGCGAGTGCCATCAACCGTCGTTTGAGTGGTCACGCCCGTACTTGTATCGCTTGTGACCGTAGTGGTCGTGCTGCCAATCGTCGTTACTTGTGATGTGACGTTGTTATTAGTCGTGGTAGTCGTTGATACGTTGTTGGTACTGTCAACCACAGTCTGACTCGTTACACCCGTTGTCGCATCCGTTGCGGTTGTGGATGTGACATTATTGTTTGTTGTGCTATTTGCCGTGATGTTTGAGTTTGCACCCGTGACTGCCGCAATAGCCGTGTTGGTATCCGTGCCAGCAGCGATCGCAGCCGTAATCGATGATGCTGAAGCAGTTGAAGCATCAGCCCCTGCTTGGGTGGCCGAACCAACAGCAGAGCTAATAGCAGTGCTTGCATCAACGCCGCTTGCAATTGCTGTTGATACTGCCGTGCTCGTTGAGCCTGCAACAACTGCCGTCGAATTGGCACCGCTTTGCGTAGCTGTCGAGACGGCTGCGGTTACTGAGGATGCAATAACACTTGAGGCATCGGCACCGTTTGCAATGCCTGTTTTAACGGAAGACCCAACGGTCGAATCAATGGCTGTCGTGACATCAACGCCACTGGAAAGCGATGATGTGATTGATCCTGAAACTATAGTGCTTACTGCTTCAGACGCGTCCACACCACTGCTTAAAGCAGTTGAAAGGCCGGTATCAATTGATGAACTGATAACGGCTGACATATCACCGCCAGATTGCGCGGCTGTGCTAATGACTGTTGAAACTGCTGCGCCAGGGTCAAGGCCATTATTGATTGCAGTCGTAACAGAACCCGATGAGGCTTGGGCTATGTCGCCAGTTTGCGCGAGCGTGTCATTGAATGAGGCTTGAACGCCTGAGCCAATCGATGTTGATGCGGCCTGATCGAGCGTATCAAGCTTCGTGCCTTGCATGGACCCTGCCGTAACGCCACCATACAAAGCACCGCCCGTCATGTTAGTAAGCGCGTTTACAGCATCGACAGGCCTACCCAACGCCAAATCAATCGACCCGGCAATGCTGCCTTCCTCGAGCACTTCCTGTGCTGACTCTTTCAGCGTGGTCTTGCCAACTTGAGATACGCCACTTGCTGCCTCATCAGCCTGGCTGCCAAAGACTTTGCCGGCCACCTTGCCTAAGCCAGCAGCACCGCCTGCCAGGGCTACGGTGACGCCAGCAGCCGTGCCGGCAGCTTTCTGAGCGGCTAAATGCGCATCTTCCTTGGAAGCGCCTTTGGCAATCTGTGACTCATATTCCGTGTTGTAAGCAGCACCGCCATTTTCTAAGGCCGAGGCAACGGTCTCTTTGACAAGGAAGCTGCCGGGGAACTTAACTGTGGCAAGTTGCAATAGTTCTTCAACAGCCTCACTGCCAACAGTAGCGCCAAATGCTTTTGGATTATTAAAAGCTGTTGATACTAAGTTGCCAACATTGGTAGCAAAGTCTTTGATTCCAGAGGACTCGCCAACTTTTTGGATGGCCGCATTGATGTCCTTCTTGCCTTGCGTGATGTCAGCGCCTTCTGCTGCAGTGGCGGCAGCAGCAATTTGATTGGCCTTATCAAGCACTGTCCTACCAGCATCTGTAAAGCCTAGTGCGCTTAATGCACCAGCAATTGAGTTGGCTCCGAAGCTTGCTACGCCTTGCGCAGCAACACTGCCAAGCACTGAGTCCACCGCGGGCTTTTCCATCGTGACCGGGCCTGTGGTCGATGGCATCTCTTTGCCGGTGCTATTAACCGATGCTGGCGTAATAAGATTTCCTGACTTTCCTTGGCTGATTAGCGCGTTAACGGCATTGACGTACTTGGCATAGTCCGCATCACTTGTACCGCCACCAGCCTGGATAAAGGCTGCGCGGTTATGCATACCGTTGGGTGCGATATACGGGACTTCAGTGGATGGCTTGCTTGTTGCACCTGATAGGTCAGGCCTTTCTGCTGCCGTGGCAGTGCTATAAGTTTTACCTTGCCAGGTAAACGTGGCATCAGCGCCAAGTTTATCCCGCGCTAAAGCGTAGGCCTCATTGAAATTGCTCTTGCCTGCAATCTCGCCCCTGATGTCGGGTAGTAGTGATGCGCGCTCTTGTGCTTGTTCGCCGCCTGTAAGCTGGCTACCTGCGATAACACCGCGACCACGCGTGACAAGCTCGTTAATCTGCGCATCGTTATAGCCAGCAGAGGTTAGAGCGCTGCGTAGCTGGTCTTCAGAGCCTTTGCCTTGCGTGAAGCTTTGATATGCAGACTGAACGCTTAGTCGGTTTTCAAGCTTGATCGCATTTTGCGCATCAATACCGTTCAATATTTCATTGGCTCGATCTGATGTGAAGCCAGCCGCCACAAGTTCTTGTGTAGCCGTGTCTCGATCAAGCTGAGGCGTACCAAACTCTGGATCAATCTTTGAGTAGCGACTCATCACATCAGCGCCAACGCGCTGCATATTGATCCGCTGATCTGCCTGTTTTGCATAGCCTTCAGCTTGATCTGCCGTGAAGCCAAGGTTTTTCAATTGACTAACAAGACCCTCACGGCTTAAGTCATTGCCTGGCCCTAGGTAATCTGACAGGGCTTGATTGGCAGCGTTTTGCCGTTGCAGCAGTGCAATCTCCTCATCTTCAGCGGCGATCGGACTGAGCGCACTTAATCCAAGTGGTGACGCGTTGGCATCAAGAAATGCAGCACGATCTTGCGGACTCATACCCGAGGTTGAGCCTTGGGCTAATGAGCCTAATACACCGGACTGCAAAAGCGACGTGGTGGCACCTGTTAAGTTGCCTTGCGCAGCTTGATAGCCTGCATTGAGTAGTCGTCCAGCAGTAGCCTTATCAAGGCCCGTTTCAGCCGCAATAACGTCTGAGGCTGCGCTCATGCCCACGCTCGTGGCAAGTGCCACCGGATTGATCTTACCTGTGGTAATGAGCTGCGTCAGAATATTCTTGCCTGCTGCAGCAAACTCGGCTGGCAATAGCGCTCCCAATGAGTTGGCAGCCGCGTTAACGCCGCCAGTCAATACCGTAGTTTTGATCGCATCCATTGGATCAACACCGCGCAGCAATTGAGCGCCAAGATTCAGTGCTCCACTACCCAATGTGGCTGCACTTGCGCCTGTTAAAGCACCACCGGATAACGTACCGCCTAAAGCTTCTGCAAAGCCCGATCCGCCAGCGGCTGTAAGCAGCATTGGCAAGACGCCTTCAATCAAAAACTCTTTGAAAAATGGCGTCTCTTTGGGTACGGTGTAAGACTTAGCTTCGCCAACGGGTGTTAACTTCCCGTCTTTCATCATGTAGGCTTGAGCAACGCGATTCTGGCCTGCGTAGTCACCGCCTGGCGCACCGCCCACATAAAACAACACATTGCCCGATGCTATGTCTTGAGCGTTAGCTTGAATGGGCGTGAGCTTACCGTTCTCAACTTTGAAGGTCTCAACAAATGTGCCGTTGTAACGGTCGCTTGAGCCAGGCTTAAAAAATGCCTGCTGGATTTTGGGGTCCGCAGCCATGAGAAAGTTCTCAGCCGCTGTCGTATCGGCTCTGAAATCAACGCCTGGCTTTACACCTGTTGTTAGCTCGGTTTCGCCTGACAAATCATCAGTTGGGGAAGTTAGCTTTCCAGTTACCAACGTATGTTTGCCAGTGGCTGGATCAAATACATACCGACCAGCATTAGGATCTGCTATGTAGCGTGATGAAGCGGGATCATTGGGGTTATAACGGTCTTCAGTGTAAGTGTCACTTGTTGGCAGTGCCCCAGCATTTGAAGTCACTCCGCTTGTTGGCAATACCCCAGGGTAATATTCAGCAAGTGACTTGCCTGTAGCCCTGCGAATATCAGCTTCAGATACACCATACTCAGACATCGCAGCACGGGCGGCTTCTTCCGTTGGTGAGCCACCAAAAAACTTGCGGATGTTCTCATTCATGGCATCTAAGCCGATGCCACCTTCACCCGTTGCATATTGATAAGCGGTTGACGGCGCTTCATAGCTAATGCCAGCAGGCTGGAAGTAGCCCTGGATTTGCGATGCTGTAATATTGGGGTTGAAAGTTTGCGCTGCCTTGGCCACATCTTCAACGCCGAGGCCCAGCTTGCCAGCCTGCTGCATCAACTGTGTTGGATCTGACAGGTAAGGTGCCAGTTGCTCTGCAAAGCTCAGGTATTGATCTTGCGTGTAAGCCATCAGATTACCCTCGAGTTCACGGCGCCAACCACGGCAGCAGCCCACTCTTGCCAGTCATTAAAATTGTATGGCTCAGGGATTGCTTCATTGGCAAATATGTCGATCGCTTTCAGGCCAGCACCCCAAGACTTCCAGTCCACATCAGCCAGGGGAACCTGCAGGTTTTGTGCGGCATAAGCCTCGCACATGAGCGCAGCCCAAGACTCGAAGGTGTGATACCGCGGATCATAAACCAGGGCAAAGGTCATGTTGAGTAGCCTCGCACGTCGCCGGTATCAGCATCCACAATGATCTTACCCGTCTGATAGTCGCCACCGGCCACATTGGATACGAACTTTAACCGCAGCATCCTGCGCTGCTCTTTCATGTCAATTTTGCCTGTGCCAGGCGCAAATGTGTAAGGTCCTGTGATCTGATCTGGCTGATCAGGGTACGGTCTTCCGATGATGTAAAGCTCCATGTCACCGGACTGAATAAAGTTGGGTTCCAACCGCTCAATGCGCGTCCACTTGTTTTCACCAACAGGTGAGAAGGTTGAAGGACCGCCAGCAATTACACCAAGATCTGACGTGACAAAGTAGCTCTCAATGGCCAGCACATTAGTACCTTGTACAACGTCCTTGCCAATCTCATGCTCCCACAAAGAGACTTGCTGCATGAGTGAGTCCACGGTGATTTGAAAGTCCGCACCCACACCGTCAAGGGTTGCGGTTAGCTCATCATTCACTGTATAGCCGCTGCCACGGTTATTGATCGTGACACTGACCACTGACCCATTAATGACAACGATCGTGGCCGTAGCGCCCGTTCCAGTGCCCCCTGTGAGGGTTTGGTATTGGTAGGTGTCGTCAGCGTAGCCCGTGCCAGCATCAAAGATCGTGAAACCGTTGATTGCATTGGCCGTGTTGACCTGGTAGCCGGCTTGCACAGGGAAACGAAACACTTGTGAGAAGTAGCCTGCAGAGCGCTGTGCTCCCAAAGCCTCGCCGGTGTCATACCAGACATTGTCACGGACGTTATAAATCACAGCATCCGTGCATTCAGTGGCATCGCCTCGAGGGTAAAACCACCACACCTCACCAAAGCGTGGGACCTTGGTTGCCCACACTTTTTGACGCTGGTTGTAATTCAGATTGTCAAAGAAATAGTTTTGGTTAAATGTATTGGGAATCTCTTTGGTCACGCCGTTATAGAGCATGAAGCGATCAACGCCCGTCCAAAAGTAAATGCCGTCATACTCAATCACACCTGATGACGACAAGAACGATGATTGGCTTGTGATGATGTCATAACGCCAGTAAGTGGTAGCGGCAAAATTTGCCGTGCCTGCCACACCTAAGCTTTGCGGTGCATAAGACACGCGCACAAGGCTATCCAAGGACCAAAATAGGCCGCTAGGCGCGTTGGAACCACCTCGGACAGGTAAGCCTTGCAAGATCTTGCCCGTGGCCGCATTGACCCGATTAGCGTCTGCTGAGACCCAATCATCAATATCACCTGCTGAGCAGTTCCAAATCAGACCGTCATTACCATAAACGAAGACGTAAGGGTGCAAGGCCACCACACCGCCTGAGATGGACACTTGATTGTCAAATGTCAGTGTCGTTGTGCTCGAGGCTGTAGCGTTAGCACTCAATGTAACTGTCGTACCGACGACAGATACCACCGTTGTTGCTGCAGGGATGCCATAGCCTTTAACAACCTGGCCGGCTGCAATCTTAGGATCAAGTGCTGACAGGGTTACAGTGGCCGAGCCGCTGGTAACCGTGCAACTATCCACCGCAAACAGGCCTGCAGCCCATAACGTCGTGCCCGTCAAAGGACCGCATAAAAGCCTGGTATTGACCTCGGCATCAATGCTCTCGAGATCCTGAGAAGGATGTGCCAATAGCAGGTTGGTTTGATAGCTAACCGTGTCAGTAAAGGTATCAAACTGCCAGGAGTTGAAGTCCGATGCAATGAAGGGCGAATCAATCGTTGCAATTTGGATCAATACGCCTGAGCCAGCACCGCCAAGGTTTGAAGCTGCAATCGTAAGGAAGGCACCCTCCAAAAATCGGATGCCACCGCTGGTAAGCGTGACTGAGGTGACAACACCCCCAGTAACAACAACAGTAGCTCTGGCGCCCGTGCCGCTTCCCGTGCTCAAAGTATCGTAAATCAGTGGCACATTGGTATAAGTTGCGCTGGTATAGCCAGATCCGCCATCAATGAGCGTTGTGGCCAGAATTGGACCGGCAAATTGATAGTCCACGACACCGCCACCGGCACCGTTGTTGTCGATGGGAACAACCTGCAGGCCATCGTTATAGCCGCTATACACGTTGTTGTAGAGGTTTCTGACCACTACAAACACGCCACGCGACGGTCCTGCTAGACCATTAACAATCTCACGGTAACCACCCATTTTTCTGGGCCGTGAGCGATCGCCACCAAACTTTTGGAAACGTACCCAGCGCCCATCGGTATAGAACTCCTTGTCAAAAAGTGTTCCGTCCCGTTGAATTCCCGCCTGCGTATCAAGCGCGAAGACCTTTTTGGTCATTAGAAGGTGCCCCCGCTAATACCACTTTCAAAGTTGCCCGTACCCGTAACTTGCACATTACCTGTAATCGTCAATCCTGTTGCGCTTAAATTAAACCGCTGCGTGCCAAGGATTGAAATACCAAAGTTACCAGCGCCAGGCCTGTAAATGCCGGTATTGGTCTCAGAGCCAAAGTTCAGTGATGGGCTTCCCGCAGATCCGTTAACCAGGCTAAAGGCTGTGCCGCCAGCCTGCGTGGTGTTGGCATTCAGTAGGTTCGTGCCATCGCAAATAAGCGATGCCTGGCCACCCGCAGGGACCGTGGCCGTGCTTGCGCCGACAGCGCCTGTCTCAATCGTGAGCGTGAAGCCGCCTGCCGTGGTCTGATTGCTGATGACGTAAAAGTTAACCACGGGCGGCACAACAACAGTGACGTTACCTGTTAGGGTGCCGTTATAGATCTGAATAGTGTTAGCCGCTTCGCTGGCTGTCAGTGTGTAGGTGCCCGTTGTAACGGTCTTAGTCAGTACGCCATATTCAAACTGCGTGCTGACACCATAGCCGATCGTGACAAACGTCGTGCCCGTGCAAACGATGATGGCCGACTCACTGGGAGCAAATGCTTTGGATGTTGCGCCGTCAATAAATTCACCGCCCGAGCCATTCACCGTTAAGGTACCCGTGCCAGCGTTTTTGATCAGGAAGAACCAGTTATTGCCAACCGCGCTTGAAAGTGGCAAGGTGACCGAATTAACCCCGCCTGTCCACACATAAGTCTTGGCGCGGTCCGCGTTAACAAAGGCTTGGCTTGCAGTAATCGATGAGACAGGATGACTCTGATTGAGCGTGGCTCCGACGGCTAAAAGACCTGCGCCTGCAAGGGTTGCAGCATCTGCTGAAGAGGTGCCCGCGCCAAATTCGACGTTGGCCCAAGTGCCAAACTCATCGCCGTTATCAGTCAGGTAAATGTACTTGGCAATACCAGGATCAATTGAAATGATCGTGCTGTCACCGTCATAAGTGGTAACGGTAAAGGTTTCAGTGCCGATATTACGGATGAGCGCATCTTCGCCTACCGAGACCTGGCTGGCAGGCGGCATGCGTAGCTCAAGGCTCGGTGCCGTAGCATCCACATCCATGATGCGTGCGGCTGGCGTTTCCGTGCTGAGGTTGCCATTGATGGGCCACACCAACTGTAGCGTGGCATCAAGCGTAATCTCAATGTACGAAACATCAGTTGGCTGAACAACGTCGCCAGTAAAGGGGCTTACATAGCTCATGATTAACTGTCCGCAGCGATGGCCTGGCGATCAGCGATCCGCAGCTTATCCTCGGCCATTAGGGTTTGCATGATGGCGTCATACTGCGCTTGCCACACGGGAGTGCGCTCATCGTTTTTAAGGAATGGCATAGCCTGCAGCAGGGTCCCATAAAGCAGGGCTTGAGGCGCGTAAACCGTAAACCAGTTGGTTTGGTTTTCAGTGCTTAAGGGTTGAACCCTCTCGTAGTAAAGCACCTCAAAGTTATACGCAATAGCCGGCGTTGGAGCCACAAACCAGTGCGTGTAATCGTAATCACAATAGAACTTGGGGATGTCAGTCTGCGTGGGATCAGGCCAGTATTCACGAAGGTACTCGTACTTTCGCAGCAGGACCGGATAGCGCTTGCCTGCTACCGTGATGTTCATGGAGACTGTTTTGTGCCACCGGGCAGGTTTGTCAATGACCGGGTTGGCCACGTTCATCTGCGCGGTTTGGACGGTCAGATTGCCAAGAAATTTCATCTGACTAGCGATGACCTGCTCAGCTAAACCGATAAACGTCGGAATACGATCGACTGTGGCCGTGTCGGTGCGCTCCAGGTACTGCTGCACGTCTAGTACCAGGTTGTTATAGGTCATGGCGTAGGCGGGCATTACCAGCTCCTCTTAGCCTTTGCGCCGGCCATGTTAGCCACAAGCGAAGGGTATTTGGTGCCGGTGCGTTTGGCGAACGCTTTGGCGGCTTTCTTCTGATTTGGGCTCAGAGACTTGGATTTACCGAGTGACTTAGGCCGTGGTTTTTCCCATACCTCTTTCATAGCTTCTTCACCCCATCAGGTTGCATTCGGCTTGACGTCTGAGGACTAAGCCGCGTAACACTTTCCCACCCCCACGCACCCAGAGCATGAGCTGCTCTTTTGCGCCTTCCCAATCTTGCGCGTTTATTTTACGCCTCAAAGTAGATGTTTGTAAACGCCCTACGCCTAAATTATAGCAAAAATCTACTACGGCGTTTAACTTTCCCCAATCTTTTTTCTGAATCGCCAACGTAAGCAGCACCGGGCAGGCCCGAATCGCCCCCGGCGCGTAAGTGCGCACCAACTCATGCATCAACAGCTGCTCGGCGTATTCACGAGTAATCGGGGGGTCATCCTTTGTAACTCGGTCGCCGCTCTGATAGTAAGTCGACCCGTATCCGATAGTCCACACCCCCGCCGGGCAGAGATACGGCCGGGCTGAAAAACCCTCAAACCGTCGGCATAGCTCAGCGGCAAGGTCGAGCTTCACGCTAATCCTCTAGCTTTCAAGGTGCGGTCAAGGAACCAGTAATTGAACGTACCGGCTACCAGTGCGGCAAAGTCAGGCGACATGATCATCTTGAAGACTTCCTGCACGGGCAGACCTTCACGCGACGCAACGACCGCAAACCAGACATGCGACGCCGACCAGATAGCAAGAATCCAATAAGTCACCACTGGCCGCACTGAGGCCGAGAGCGATGCCACCCAGCCACCGGCAGCTTTAGCCATCTCGGTTTGTGAGTTGATGGCAGCTTCGAATGCAGCCATAACACCAGTATCGATTGCTTTATCACGCTCGGCTCCTATCTCAGCCAACTTCATTTCGCCTCGAATCTGCTCAAGTTCGCACTGGCGATTAAACATAGCCAGCTCATGGCTGCGCTCGTTTTTGCGGTCCAGGAACTTTAAGACTTCAGGCGCGAGCCGAAACAAACCCCCGAAGATCGTACCAAATAAACCGCCGCCAATAATGTCTAGCATTATTTTTTCCCTAACTTTTCACGTTCTTCAAGCAGGCGAACCTTAACTTGAAGTTCGTTGATATGCTGCATCAACTGCTCTTTCTGCATAGCACGTTTCTCAGCACTAATAGGGCTATCGGTCGGTACACCCTCTTTGGTAATGAGGGCGGGCATAGCGCCTTCGATCTTGGTCAAACGTGTTGAGAAGTCAGCAACCTGCCCGAGCAGCCAAGCCAACGAGGCCACAATGACCGGGATAACCGCCTTGAGGACGTCACTCCAGTTCATATGCCAAGCAGCTTCTTAACGAACATGGCCGCAACACCTGGGCCAAGCAGGACCGCTGCAATCGTGATATAAAGCAACCACTCAATGTGGCGCATGCGTCGACTTCCATCACCGAGGCGCTTTTCGATGTTCTCGTAGCGTTGGGCACAAATCGCTTCATGCACCGACAAGCGCTTATCCAAGTCATCACTCATCACGCAGCCTCTTTAATCCTGTCTTGAGAAACCTCCTGCAATGGAGCACTCTTGGCGGCTTCTTGCATGCCGTCAATCAGTTGGTACACTTCTTGATACGGGCGGGTGCCCAGGTAGCCAATGATCTGATTGGCAAGGTCGATGGGTAGGTTAAGGGTCATAAAGCCTCCTAGATAATCGTTTCGCCAGCAGTAAAGACACTTAAGGAAATTCCTGCTGTGCCAGCGTCAAGCGTGATGGTTTGCAGGGGTTCAGCAGTTGGGTCGGGTGCTTCAGACTTGACCCACGCCTCACTGGACTGAGACCAGTT